TAAACATCTTTTCAACTCTAACATCAGGCATTATACCATCAGAATCCACTAAAAGGAATGTAGTCGTTAATTCACCAAATTGTTCTAAATCATTTATTTGTGTTACTTGATATCCCATTTTATTTATTTATTTTTAATATAACATTTAAATTTGTTATTGTACTAACAGAATCAATATTAAATTCTAATACATCGCCTATATTTATTGTTGTTGATGTCCAAGATGATACCGATGCGGATGCGTATGATCCACTTGATAAAGTGGGTTTATTACCAGCACCTATAATAGATGAACCATTTCTTTTAACATCAACAACAACTGAACCACTTAAAGTAGAAGTAAGATACCAGTTTGTTATTGTTGATGTGTATGGAATTATTATCAATCCTTTAGACCCTGTTGTCAAAACACTACCATATCCATCCGTTGATAATCCTATTCCACCAATAGCAGATCCTGTTGCTCCTATAGATCCTTGTGAACCAGTAGCTCCTGTTGGACCCGTAGATCCAGTCACACCTTGTGGTCCTGTAGGACCTATTAAGCCTTGTGATCCAGTAGGACCAGTAGGACCTGCTGGACCTGTTGCTCCTTGTGGACCTGTTGCGCCAATCATTCTATATTCAACAATACTAGAGTTTAAACTAATTGTAAATCCTGTTATTGGATTGATAGGAGTATTACAAGGTGTGTATCTAAAAGGCTGTCTCAAACCTAATGTCCATATCCAACCATTTGTATTTTCATCAGTCTGTTCCAAATATGGTTCCATAAACTGATCACCATCTAAAGCTAAACCTAACTCTCTGAAATATTGATGTCCATCAATCTCTGCTAATAATGATTGTAATATATATTTTGTATCTGATATTATATCTTGATAGTTAGAATCACCTTTGTTAATTCTGTCCATACAATATACTCTAAACTCTGAAACTTCTTCACCATAACCATTACCTAAAGAAGATACTCTAACAGGTCCAGATTCAACAAAGATTGCAGGAAACTCAACTAAGTTATCAGCATTGAAATCATCCATCTGTCCATATCCAAATGATGAAACTTGTTTGTTTAAAATAGATATATCTCTTAGTATGGAAATTATCTTATTATGTGATAGTTGATTTGATGCCATTTTTATCTTCTGTTTTGTGCTTCTAAAGCTGCTATTCTATTCATTTTTTCTGTGTACTTATCTCTATAATGTCTCAAGTTTAATGTATTTAAACATTCTATATAACTTAATTCATATATCTCAGAGTACTTAGTTATATCACCATTGGCTAAATTATCAACCATAGCAATATAATTTAAATCTTCGGGGATTTCTATCTCGAACGCACCTTTCCCTTTTTCTTCGGCTGGAGTTTTTCTTGAGTAGAGGGAGGAATAGACTTCACCAATTCGCTGCTTCCAGTCAAAAAAAAACGCAATACTCCAAGAGCATCAACAGCTTTCAAATGTTCTCTAAATAGTTCAACTCTATATTCTAAATTATCTACATTAAACTTTTCTTGTGTCCAAATAACTTTTTTAGATTCTTTATCTATTGTAGATATTCCAGGTCTTAATAATATTGCTAATGAATATAAACTAGAATCTACTAAATTTAAAGATCTCTTTTGTAAAAGCTCAATAGATATTTGTTCACCCATTGATAACTTATCCATATTCTTTTTAAATACATAATCAATACCATTTATAACTATATAATCTTTATTAGTAGCTTGAATATTCTTAAAATCAATTGACCCAATAACTTCACCTAATTTAGAAGCTGATTCAACATCTATATCATCTATATCACCGTGTCTAACATTAGATAATATTTCTACCATCTTTAGAATAATCTGTGAATTGGTTAATGTTGTTATGTCTTTTAAAAGTTCTTCGATTTGAAAATACTGAGATACTAAAAGATCTTCAGCACAATCAACCATTTGATATTCTTTTTCTCCAATTTTGTAAGTTGTCATATTTTTTTTTTTATTTTTTAGTTATTCTATAAATAAATATATTTAAATTTATTTTATTTGCTTTATGTTTTATTTCTTAATCTATAAATTTTTTGATATTCTCTAATTTTTTCTTTATTATCTTCTTGATATTTTTTATAATATTCTTTTCTATATCTTTTAGACTTTTCTGATTTTTGATATTTTTTATTATATTCAATAATAGTTTCTTTATTTTTTAAGTAATATTCTTTAATATTTGAAATATTCCTATCATAATATCTTTTAGACCATATCTTTTGTTTTTCCTTAGATGTAATATTATTTTTTTTATATTCTTTCTTTTTAGCTAATATTTCTTCTTTATTATTTTGATAATAAATTTTAATATTATTTAATAATCTTTCTTTGTGTTTTAAATAATATTTTCTTTTATATTCTTTAACCATTTCCTTATCCATATTACTATATATTAAGTTCTAAAAGTCACTTTTTTCTATTTAGTAAAAACCAACATATTGTAAATTAACACCTTTCTTCTTATGTGTATGTAAAGCATATCTTATAGCATCCATAGAATCATCATTTAATTTTATCGGTTCATCTAATAATCTTTCACCCTGACTCTTCCAACTATATAATCTATACTCTCTTAAAGTATTTAAACTCTCGTGGTGTATATAAACCTCTGTTGATTTAACTGTATCTATTCCTGCTTTAACATTCTTAACAGCTTCTCTTATATTAAATCCATTCTGTCTTAATTCCTCTATTATTTCAGGTCTTGAATAATCTGCATATATTGGTTTATTATCCATTATAACATTCTTCATCTTAGCTACCATATCTTTAGCAGTTAACTTACTTTCATATATTAACTCTTCACAATATACTTTATTACCTATAAAATGACATTTAATTAAAGCCGAAGGGTGGGTGTAGCCAAAATCCAACCCATAACAATAATCATCTGATTGTATATCCTCTACATATTGTTTAAAATGTGTATAAATTCTTGATGTTGATGTAGGTTTTTCACCTAAACAATATATCTTATAATAGTTTTCATCTACATTAATAAGGTTTTCTATCTCTGTTATTATTTCTTTTGATAAAAATGTATTATCTTTATAAGTAGATTTAATTAAAATGCTTCTATCATCTTTAGTTAAGTCATACAAAAAAGATTCTGCTTCTGATGGATTGTAATCCATTATAATTGTTTGTGTTGTTCTTATTGCTAATTGCATAAAGTCTTCTTGCATTAATTCATTAGCTTCATTTATATAACATATATCTCTTTTTCTACCTCTCACTTTAGTTGCTAAATCTATTGAGAAGAATTCAATAGTAGAACCATTATCAAACTCATAAATATTATTTGACTTATTGTGTTTCTTTTCTTTGTAGATATTTAAGTCTTTCATTATATCAAGAAAGTCTCTAAGAATCGAACCTCTTAAAACAGGGAAAGATTTTCTTATTACGGATATTGAGGTCTTTTTGGATAGTGCAAAGAATATTAATAATTGAATAATAGAATATGTTTTAGAAGATCTAGTACCACCTTCATTTATAATAAACCTTTTACCAGATTCTACTGCTTCCAAATTTCTTCTGAAGACATTTGTATGACGTATCTCTAATTCTTTCATATATCTTTATCATCTTTAATAATCTCAGTTAATCTTATAACACTAACATTATGATCAATAGAACCACTAAGTTCTACTTTATCTTTATAATATCCTGCTACTTTAGCAATTGAATCTAATACATTCTTTGCTTGTCTTTTATCTCCTACTCTCAAAGCATCATTATATAAATAATTATACTTAGAAAGTATATCATTAATAGTTTCTTTTGAAAAGTGATCTGACATTAATTCTTTAGCATCAGCAATATACTGATCTACATTAGCTTCAGAACATTCCCATTCTTTTGATAAGTCCTGAACTATTTCCCATCTATATTTACCAACGACTAATAAAGCCATTACTTGTTTAATCCTTTGCTCTTTTACAACCTGGGTTGATTTTATAGCCATACAATTTTTTGTTATTTTTATACTATTTTATAGTATCTTATATATATATAAATATATTTTATAAAAATTCATTGAAAGTTTCTCTATACCAGTTGATTAAACCATAGAATATCTTTTCAATAGAGTTCTGACAATTACATCCTGTTTTAAACTCTGTAATAGATGAGTCAATATACTTTCTATATAGATTAAATATCATAATCATATCTTCTTGTGATGGATTTACCATAGCAACAACAAATGTGTTACTACCATCTTCTTCTGTTTGCCAATAAGCTAATTTATCTAAATCAACTTTGTCTTGTTTGTCTATCATTATTTAAAAGTTATTTTTGTTTCCCATAAACTAAATTTCTTATCATATATAAAAAATATTATAAATGATATTATACCTAAATATATACTCTGAAAGAATATTAAACCTATCCAGAAACTTGTACATTTTCCACACGATAATATTAAATATAATACTGTCATAAATAGATTTTTATATCTATCAGTTAATGTTTGTAATACTAATTGTAAGGGTTCAAACCTTGTAGTGAAATAAGCAAGTAATAATATCTTACTTATTATAATTAAACTATTAATAATCATCTTCTTTTAATTTATTTTTGACCACTTCGAGGGTTTTAACCACACTATACCTGATAGATTGCCAGTTAACACCAGACATACGAGAAATATCGGCATAAGACATACCATCAAAATAATAAAAATTGAACAACAAAGCATCAACAGGCTTAATGTGTAAAAGAATATTTTTAATCTTTTCAACTTTTCTTTTATAATATAACGAGTTATCTTCAATCTTTTCATCTTCTATACTTAATATTTCATTTTTTAATTCATCAGTAATATTATCACTATCATCCATTATATCTGTTACAATATCCATATCTAATAGTTTAAAATTAGATTTCTTTTTATTGTTACCACTAACATAAACAACTGAATATAGTTTATGAAAGCTACTTGTATTACTTTTTAATTGATTTAATAATATTCTAATACAATAATAATCTAATTCTCTTTTATTCATAGATAATAATTCTATTACCTTTTGTTCTTCTTTTTTACTTAGTTCTATTAATAGATGTGATTTTAAATCATCTATATTATGTTTGTTACACATCTTATATAGAGCTTCATTTATTTTTTTAGAATTGTAAACATACAATAATAATTCATTCATAGTATATATATTAAGTTGAAAATATGACTTTTTTCTATTTTAAATATCTCTTTCTATATCTGTTATTAAACTTAGTTAAATCTTTCCACATATGTTTAATTTGTTTGTTTGGTTTAAAATGGTCATATAGAAAGTAATTGGGTTCGATTTTAGACCACTTCTCTACTATTCTAAACAAATCTATTAGGGTTAAATTATCCTTCTTTAAATCGAAGATATAGACGAATTTACGAATATCTAAAATAAGTTCTTTAGTTGCTTTAATCTTATCAAACTTTATATTATCATAAGGCTCAAATTCTCTTTTATAATCATTATATACTTTAACATATAAATATCTTATATGTTGTTTAGTAGCATCAGGATTATCTAATTTATATTGTTTAATATATTCTTTAGTATGATTTAAAGCTGCATTCATACTTTATATATTAAATTAGGAAATCAACTTTTTCCACTTATTATTAAAATTATTAATATCTTTCCACATAAACTCTAATTGTTTATTTACAGGATATTTACCATAAGGTTTAAATTTATATCTTTGTGGTGATCTATCATTACAATCTGACCAATAACAAACTATTCTTAATAATTCTGTTAAAGTAACTAATTGTTTTAATTTCATTGAATAAATAAATTTATTTAAATCATTTAAGAATTCTTCTGATGGTTTAAAATATCTTTCACCTGTTATTTTCTTTTTTCTATAACCTTTTTGATAAGATTTATATTGTTCTTTCTTTTCTTCATAATTTACCCTTCTATAATATTTTAAATATTCTTCTGAGTTTTTTTCTATTGAAGGATTATCAATTAAAAACTGATCCATCTTTTCTTTTATATGTGGTATTGAAAATTCTCTCATAATTTATATATTAAATGGAGTGGAGTCCCTTATCGTCATACAAAATTAAAAAAATATAGGAATGTGGATAACTTTTTTAAAAATAATTCAAAAAAAGTGAAAAAAAGTGTCAAAAAACGTAAAGGGGAGAAACAAAACTTTATATATACTATATAAAAAAAACAAAAAGATATGAAAACTATTAAAAAACAAAAAGTAACATTAGCAACAAACGAACAAGTATCTAATTGGAATGGTGGTGATAACTCAACTGGAAGATATTATTTCATTCAAAGAAAAGTAAAAAACGAATGTAGTGAAAGAACAACTCTTAAATTATGGGGTGGTAGTATGGAAGAGTTCTATACAAAATACAATGTAATGACAAATGAAGAATACACAACAGATAGAGAAAAAACATACAAACAAAATTTTAGATAAGATGAAACAATGTAAACAATGTACTAAAGAAATACAAGGGAGAGCAGATAAACAATTCTGTTCTCCTTCTTGTAAAAAGAAATGGAGATATTATAATGATACTTTATATAGAAAAAGAAAAATAGATTATGTTAAAGTCTATAGAAGTTTAAATAATTTGTCATGACAGACTGTTTAGAATTATTAGAGTCATACAAAATTAGGATATTTTTATATTTAGGAACGGGTAAAAATAGGCAAAGTGCAGAACAGAAGATGATATATAATAATATTAATAATAAATAATAATTAATAATTAATTAACTTCATACTACTTACACAAATTTACGAAAGGTTCATAACGTCTTCCAAAGGACGTTAAATGAGTAACTATTGTAGAAAATATGTTCCATTAAAAATAAATTAAACAAATATTAAAATAATAGTAAAAAAGTGTAAAGGGAAGGTGAAGAACTTAATATATATAAAATGAAGAACTTAGTTCAAAGTAAGAAAGAATGTAAAAAGTAATAAAAAAGAAATGATAGTACCACAAGAAATAGTTTATTTAATAAACAAAGAAAAAAGAAAAGATTCTAAAGAAAGAATATTAAAAGTATATGAAGCTTTATTATATAAAAAAGGAAATAATAATAATTATTTTGATTGTCCATCTGCTTATTTAAAGAAAATAAATAACAGATATTATAAAGTAATAAATTTATTTTTAGATTACGGTATAATAGAATTTTATTCTAGAAATGAAGAAGAATTTTTATTTGAACCTAATAGAAAAAAGAAATTTTATAGTACAGATAGAGGATATTGTATTAAATATAAATTTTTAATTGATATAGAAATAGGACACGAAGTAGAAAGTGTATTAAATAAAGAAAATTTATATGAAGATAATAAATGGTATCAAAAAACAAAGTATTCATTATTACAATTAGGTTTTAAACAAGAAGAATTAAAGATAGCAAGAGATAATTTCTCAAGAAGATTACATACTAATATAACTGGTGTTGTAAAGGATTGGATGTCATATAGAAACTTTTTATCAGGTGGTAACTATTTTGCTATAGATGCTAAAACATCACAACCAAGACTATTATGGATTAAATTACAAGAAATTGGTTTACAAGATAAGAATTTAAATGAAATATTTGAAAAAAATTTAGATTTTTATCAATATATTTTAGATAGAATGCCACAATTAAATAATGATAGAGTAGAAGCTAAAGAATTATTTGCTAGCTGGATTAATGGAACAGGATATTTAGAAGAAGATAAGGTTGAAATAAGAAATATATTTCCAGTAGCACACACATTTATTAGAAATTATAAAACATCGTCATACAAAAATGTTTGTAGATTTTTACAATATACAGAATCTACAATATTTATAGATGATTTATTAAATAATGTAGAAGTAGATTTTTGTCTAAGTATGCACGATTCATTGATTGTTAAAAAAGAAGATGCTCAAAAAGTATTACAATGGTGTAGAGAAAGGAGACCTGAATTAAAATTTGAATTAGAAGAAATAAAAGAAAAATAATTAATTAATATGAAAACATACCTAATATTTGATGGTTTTTATTACAAAATAGGAAGATCTATTAACATAGAAAAAAGATTTAAAACAATAAAATCTAATAATCCGAATGCTATTTTATTAGCCTATACAGATTTTGATATAGAATATAAACTACATAATAAATATAGTCAATATGCTTATTATAATGAATGGTTTTTAATAAAAGATGATAATATAATTAAAGAACTATTAAATGAATATGATACAAAAGTTAATAATAATGGTGTAGAAGCTAATCTATCATCAAAACAAAGACAATCAATTGGTGCTAAAGATAGCAGTAATAGAAGAGTTACAAAGACAATAAAAAAAATAGTAGATGCTAAAAAATTATTAGAATTTATGGATGAAAAACCAACACAAAAAATGTTTTAGATTTAACAGGATTGAGTATAGCAACTATAAAGAGAAATTGGAATAAAAAAATAATTAATTAATATGAAAGGAAAAAAAGTAGTAGAGGTTGCTCTAAAAGAAGTAGGATATAAAGAAACACCTACAAATTCAAATAAAACTAAATATGGAAAGTGGTTTGGTTTAGATGGTGTAGCTTGGTGTGGTATATTTGTATCTTGGGTTTATAATCAATCAGGTGTATCATTGGGAAATATTGGATTTACAAAAGGATATGCAGGTTGTCAATCAGCGGTTGCTCATTTTATTAAAACAAAAGAGGTTACAAAGACTCCTCAAATAGGAGATATAGTATTCTTTGATTGGAATTTAGATGGTAGATATGACCACACAGGAATATTCAATGGTTGGATTGATGATAAAACATTTTCTACAATAGAAGGAAATACATCATTGACTAATCAAAGTAATGGTGGTGAAGTAATGAAAAGAAAAAGAAATAATAAAGGTGTTATATTTGTACATCCAAAAGTTCTAAATTGACAAAAAGTGAGTTTTGGAATATAATATATATAATATAAAAAAAATAAAAAATGTATGACTGAAAATGAATTAAACCCAATAAATCGCTGCAACTATAGACACTGCTCCAAAGTAGTTGAAGGTACTAAAAGAAAGAAGTTCTGTTGTGACTCTCACAGAAAGATGGAACATACTTATAAAAAAAGAAAAGAGTCTTGGTTGAAATCAGCTATTCTTTTAAATCAAAAAGAAGTTGATGGTTATAAAAATTTAGTTGAATTAGTAAAAAATAGTAATCAATAATGAAAAATAAAGAATTTGAATCACAATTAAAAGAATTATATAACTTATCTTATTGTAGAATAGTTAATATAGATTATAAGAATTATACATTTAGTGTTAGATCTAAAAGATTTAACTTTGATGATATTAGTTTTCCTAAACAAATGATTAGGAAATATAAAATAGAACAATTATTAAATGACTAGTCAATGGATAATAATTAAAATAAGAGAAGATATGTTTAAAGCAAACTTATTAGCTCCAAATGGACAAACTATTTGTTCCACAGAAATATATTCTAACATTAAAGCACTTTTAAATGGATTAGAAAGTATAAAGAAATATACAAATTCAAGAATAAATTTTGATAATATTAACTAATTTCAAAAAACCCACCCTTATTCAAAAATAGAAAAAAGTTGATTTTTTATATTTATATATATAAATATGGAAGATAGATTTTTAATTTCAAGTACAAAAGAAAGATTAGCTTTTGCTCAGATGAAAAAACAATTAAACTTATTTAATGATTGTCAGATTTACTTAACACCTGCTGAAGGTAGAGAAGTATATGATGGTTCTATGATTAAATTAAAAGATGGTTCTAAAGTCAAATCCTATTTAATGGAGTTTAAAGTTAGAAATTTTCATATAGATATGGAAACAGAAGGATTCTTTTTAGAAGTAAAGAAGTTAGATTCGTTAAAGAAAATACAAAAGAAATGGAAGAAAGAATTAGTAGAAGATTATGAAATACTTTACTTTTCATTTACAGAACATTATTCTGTTTGTTGGAACTTATCAAGTCTTGAAAGAGATGGTAAGCTTAATAAAGAAAATAGATTGATGAATAAAGCTACAATGAATTCTACAACAGATAAAATAGATAAAGGTGTTTATTTATTAAAATTAGAAGATGGAAAGAAAATTCCTTTTAAATGGGATGAAATTTATTATAAACAATATATGAGTCCACCACCTACAGGATTAACTATTAAAGAAGTTGTAAAAGCGGTAGGAATTCCATTTTAAAAAAATAATATATATAACAATGGCTTATAAAAATAGAATATGTGGTATTTATAAAATTCAAAATATATTGAATGATAAAGTTTATATTGGATCTAGTATTCATATAATGAATAGATGGTCAAGACATAGAAGTGATTTAGAAAAAAATAGATCAACATCAAATAAATTACAAAATAGTTACAATAAAAATGGTAAGGATAATTTTAAATTTAGTATAATAGAAGAATGTTCTATAGATGATCTATTAGAAAGAGAACAATTATATATTGATTTATTTGATAGTTATAATAAAGGATATAATTCAGCTCCTAAAGCAGGAAATACATTAGGATATTCACCTACACAAGAAACAAGAGATAAGATTAGCAAAGCTATGAAAGGTGAGAAAAATCCATTTTATGGTAAAAAACATTCAGAAGAATCTTTGAAGAAGATGAGCAAATCTCATAGTGGTGTTAAATTATCAGAAGAACATAAGAAAAAAATAGGTGATGCACAAAGAGGTATTCCTGTTAAACCTTTTACAGAAGAACATAAATTAAATATTAGTAAATCTAGAATAGAATATTACAAAAAATTAAAAAATAATAATAAATAATGAACAACGAAAGAAAAATACATTACATTACAGGACTACCTCGCAGCTTTTCCACGGCTCTTACAAATATCCTTATGCAGAACCCAAGATTTTATGCATCCACAACATCATCACTTTTAGAATTACTTATTCAAATCAGAAATAACTGGGATTCTTTTGTTGGTCACAAGTCCAATCCTCAAGGACAAGATAAATGGAAAGTGATGAAATCTATTCTACAAAATTATCACAACACAGATAGACCAGTTATTTTTGATAAATCAAGAGGTTGGATGGACAAGATAGAGTTTATTGAAAAGCTAAATGGACCTTCTAAATTCATTGTATGTGTTAGAAATATGGAAGATATAGTTAGTTCATTTGAAAAGTTATATAGAAAGAATAGAGGTGAGTTTGAAATAAACTCAGAAACAAATAATGTTAAGATGAAGACTCTTAAAGGTAGAGTTGAATTATGGACTGATGATAATGGTGGTGTAATTGGATCACCTTATGTATCTATGATAGATGCTTTCAATAGAGGTTTAGGTGATAGAATGTTAATAGTTCCTTATGAAGGTATTACTTATAATCCACAAGCTTGGATGGAAAGAATATATGAATTTATTGGAGAAGAATACTATCCTCACGACTTCAATAATATTAAACAAGTATATAAAGAAAATGATGAGTTCTTTGGTTGGGGTGATGACTTACATACAATTAAAGAAGGACCTGTTGAATTTAGAGAAAGTGATGCAATAAAGATAATTGGTGAAGAATGGGTAGAAAAATTAAAAAAATCAAATATATGGAAGAGTTAAAAATTTTAGTAGATGAATACTTTATGGATGAATTTGTTGGTGAAAAACTAGTAGATTATAAAATGTTAAGAAGACTACTATTAGAGAAGTCTTATAAAGAAGATGGTGAATATTATATTTTCTTAGAAGAAGGATTTACTGACTATGAAGTTCTTAAAAAAGATTTCGATTTATATTTTAAAAATAAGTCGATTTCAGACAACAAAAAATAAAAGTGATACTTGGATATGGAAAATATCTAAAAGTGTCTTAAATCAAAGATATGAAAGAAATGGAAGATAAAATACACTTAAAACTAATGACAGATGCTTATATACGAACTTGTTATATAATTCCTGACTATGTAGATATGAGAAAGACTAAAGATAAAAATGCTTATTCAAACTATTTTAATTCTTTAATATGTCTATCTGAAGCAATGACTGAAAATTACATAGATGATTTCTTCATACACGATATAAGAAATGAGTTCTATACTCATCAAATTAAAGTTTCTAACAATGGTGAGATAGGTAGTTTATTATTAATGGATCTTTATGATATAATAGATAAATTAACTGGTAGATTATTAGAAAATGAATATTATGAAGCTGTTGTTAATATAAATAAAATACTTGGTAAATGATTATAAATGATGATCACTATAATCATAGATGGATTATATCATCCAACTTCTTTGAATATAATTTAGATTATAAAAAAGACTTAGAACATTATAAATCTATTCTAAGAAAAATAGAAAGAAATATCAAACTAAGAAAACTATTAAAAGAATTTGATATTGTATAAACAACCCACCCTTGTCAAAAGATATAAAATTATTAGAATATATATTATATAAAATAAAATGAAACAAATGGATAATTACACAGATGTATTATTAAGACTTATGGTAGACTATAAATCTAATAATGAAATTAAAAAAGGTTTAAAGTACCTTATGGATAAGAAGATTGCTCAAATGATTGAAATAAGGGAAAAAGATTTAACAAAAATTAACAAAAATGTTGGTGTTTAATTAAAAAACATTCCTTATATTTGTAATATAAAATAAATAAATAAACAATTATGAAAAAAATTCTACTTGTCTTAGGACTAACTTTATCTTTACTATCAGGATGTAAAAAAGATAGTATAAATCCTGATATACCAAATATTACTGACACTATTCCTATAATAGATACAACAGTAATAGATACTATAATAATACCACCAGTAATTATACCTGATACAATTTTAAGTTATACAACTCCTACTTGGAATTGGCTTATAGGTGGTATATTTCAATGGCAACCAGGTATTAGACCTAGACCAGAACAAGGAACAACTTTTATTGCACCTTTATTTATAGTATATTCTACATCAACAGGTACAATGGATTTTGGTACAAATCAGTATATAACAATACTTATAGGAAGACATAGTGGTCATAGAGAATCAATAGTTATGCCAATAAAAAGAAGTGATCCTACATATGGACCAAGAGAAAACTTTAGTTATTTTGGTACAACAACTATTAATTATATACAATAATCTATTCAGACTTTTCGTTTTTAAATATTTCAGTAACTTCTTTTTTAATAAATTTGGTCCTTCTTAGGACCATTTTTACTTTAGAGTAATAATCAACTCCTGTTATAGTTCTAATATTTTCATATATAGATAAAGACTCTACAAATGTCCAAAATAGTGCAACAGCCTTTGTTGCTAAAAATGGAATTTCTTTTATAATATAAAGTAATTCACCATTAGCTACTAATTTATCAAGTATAAATACTAATAATATAGTTGATGTGTATATAAATATCTTAACACCTGCATTGGATAGTGTTTTGGATGTAATAGGTATATCCTTTCTATAAGATTTAAATAATCCAAATAAAGTATCAAAGAATATAAATACTAAAACGATAGCAATTAAAGGTATTATTGGTGTAATAAACGTTATAATACTACTTATAACGAAAAGTGTAAAACATTTCAGATTAATATAATGATTCATTAAAATTATTTATTTTTGTCTAATTCTGGCTTCTTAACTAATTTATCTAACTTAGATATATCTATAGATTTTATAATCTGTTTAATATCACCATTAGAATTTGTGTAATTCTGAAAGAATTTTTCTAATTTAATTTCCGTTTCTTTATTTATTCCTCTATATTTCATATTCATAATTTATTTAATCACAACAAGGTCCACCAAAATAAGGATCATTTTTACCATTGTAAAATCCTCTTGTAGTTCCTAAAGCTATACCACCAAAATAGTTATTTGATTTAGCTCTTATCCTATCTAATCCCGTTAATTGTATATACTCTGGGAATGAATTTAAGTTATTTATAATATATTCTCTTATTCTCTGAGTAGCAAACTCAGCTCTATTTCTAACTTGATTTCTAATATATTCTACTTCTGATACACCAGATGGTACTGAATTATCAGAACTCTTTTGACTCATTGCTTTATTAGTTAGTCTAAAGTTCATTGTAGGAATAGCGTGATAGACTGCCCATAAAGCTGTAGCTGGTTGGATGAAGTTGTCCATTAGATAAACATATAAACCTGTTTGATCAGGCAATCCTGTATTAGCAATATCATTTATATATTTAATATATAAATCATATCCTAATATTTCTTGTATATTCTCAGCTTGAGCAATTAGTGTGAATTGTTCTAATAGATTTGGATCCACATTATTATCTAAATAACCTGAATACCACTTTAAAATATATGTTTGATCTACAAATTTTGATATTACTCTTGCCATCTTTAATTATTATTTTTTGTTATATCTTCTACTACTGGTTGTTCAACAACAGGAGCTTCAACAGGAGCATCAGGATCAAACCCACTTAAATTTATAGATTCTTCTTTTTCAAATCCACTATAGATTAAAATATAGAATTTTTGTTCAGGTGTTAATTTATCATTAGAACATATTGATACTGTATTTTCAATACCAGCAGTAACCTTATTAAATTCTATTGCATATTTAGATAAGAATAATTCATCTGTAATACCATTTATTCTAGCTAATTTATTAATAACTTTTTCTATTGTTCTTTGTTTAGGTGTTATATAATTTGATTGAAATATTGCTAAACTTTCTAACATTTCATCTTTTGTTCCTAATTTACCTGGGATAATTTGTCCAAATATAACAGGGTTAGTTACTCTATGTCCTTTGTAAATAGAATCATTTATCTTATCATATAATTGAATAAATCTTTCATCAGAATCATTTAATTGAATAGGTGTTATTGTAGGTGCATTTTCAGCAGATGAAGCAAATGTAAATATTACTTTACCAGAGTTATTAGCTCCTTCATATTCACCTCTTAATCTTCCTATCATCTTTCTCATTTCTTCATCAGAAGGAATACCTTCATTAAAGTTAATAATCATTGATGGGTGAAATCCTTGTTTAACAGATTGATTATGAAATTCTGATATATTCCATTCTAATTCAATCCAATTTACAGCAGATAAATATTCTGGTTCACCATAAAATTCAAAACCAGGTCTATGTTCTTTAACATATAATATTTGAGATGCTTGTGATCTATCTGTCTTTGAGAAAGCTGGAAATAAAACAGGTGGATATTTTTTAATAACATCCCATTTTTGTGATACATAATATCCTTTAATATCATCTATATCAAATCCAGGTTGAGGTGTTTCAATTCTTACTTTAGATACATCTATATAGTTTATTTCAGCTATCTTAGTTCTATCCTTACTCCAAATAACATTTAAAGCAAATGAACCATATAACTCAAAATCATATGATATTTTAGATACTATTTCTTCTAAATCTTCTTTGTTGTAAACATTTTTAATAAAGTTTAAAGCACCAACAGATAAGTTTTCTTTAATGAATCCATTACCACCTATCATCATTGCTTTGCTTTTTAAAATAGAGTTGTGTAAAGAACTTCTATTCATTAATTCAATAAGTTTTTGTGGTGCTAAATTGTTAATTCCAAAATCTACCCATCCATTTCTATTGAATTTTTCATTAAATAGTGGTTGTGATTCAATGGAAGGATCTGCTGCCATATTAAACACTTTTAAATTCATTTTATTATTTTCTTCCATTGTATTATATATTTTTAATATGTTATATATGATTTTATTACATCATCATCTGATTGAGTATATGACATTATATTTGAGAAAGTAGGATTTAATATTAATAAACCTGTTTCTACTAAACCAACAGCTGATGTTGTTGCTAAAATATAAGGTTGACTCATCTCATATATATTATAAATGTATTCTCCAGATTGTATATCTATCATACCTTGAGTTAAACCTGATTGTGTACCTACTGATACAGTAAATGAATTATAATACCAAGGAGCTGTCGAATGATCCAATTGTGTAAACACAATACTATCAAAAGTTCCTTTTCTATATAATTCAAAAGTAAAATATGGATTAACTATATTTTGACAAGACTCATATAAAGTTACAGTAATTTCATTTACACCACTATTTAAGTTTAACATCTTTTAATTTAACTTTTTTATCTTCAAATATGTATGGCACTTTATTATACCAATATTTATATTCACCTTTATCTAAAAAACGAAGAGTTATAACTCTTTTATCAAACGGTGATGACATTACTACATCTAAGTATTCTTCTTTAATCTTTAACATCTATTTATAAATATATTTTTTCTGAAAGTATTGAAAATAAAAAAACCGATAGTATATCTATCGGTTCAAATATTGAAACATCTAAAAAATTAGTCTTGAATTACTGATAAAGCAGCTGCTGAAGTAACTTGTGTCATATGAATAGGTTCTTTTGCTGTGAATGTAATAGTTGCACCATTTAAATCACCGAAAGCTTTTCCTAATCCACCTGTTGTTGATGTTACTGATACAGGGTTTAAACGTCCTAGTAACCAATAGTTACCATTTTCATCTAAAGCTATAATTCTCCATCTACCTTGTCCAAGTAATGTAATTTTATTAGACACATCTTGTGTCATTGATTGAATTGGAAGTTCTATTGTAGTTGTTACAAAGTAAGTTCCATTTGCGTCAGACCCAGCACCTGCTTCTGTTACTGCACCTGTTTCTTGTCTTAGTTCAAATCCGTAGAATGATACTGTAGCACCACCAAACGCTGTAATTTGTCCTTCAGATCCTGAAGCTGTAGCATATGTGTAAGTCATATTTGTTGAGTTATAGGTTCCTATCCAAAGTTTTTGAATACCTCCAGATCCTTTACAAGGAATTGTATAACCACCTGTTAAAATACAAGCCATATTGTTATATTATTATTTTTATTCTTTTATAAGGTGGATGACATATTCCATCATCCACCCTATTGTTTCTTTTTTATTACTGTGCTACCACTGCGTATGTTGGGAAAGCAATTGCTGAACCAATTTTGATTTTCATTCTGAAAATAACAGCATCTAAATATTCAGAATACTGAGCTTTGATAGGTAAGTTTTGTTCATCTCTACCTGGATTGATATCTGTTCCCCAGAATATCCAAGAACCTTTAGTTAATAATGCTTTACCATAACCATCTAATCCAACTGTTGCTACGATTGTAACGTTTCTTTTACCAAACATCTTAACAACACCGTTATTAATTTCATCTGGAGAGAAGTGGAAGAAGTTTAAGTTTCTGATACTTCTTGTATAGTTATCAAATGTATCTTGTCCTACGAATAATACTAAATCATCTTCTGATAACAAGTCTGTATTTAATTTAGAAACCATTTGGTCAAACGTTGCGATAACACCATTTGTAGCTGCTGTTGATACAGAGAATGTAGCTGTTACTGTAGATGCTCCTGATTGAGTAGCAGTAGTAATTATACCATTTGCTAAACAAGAGTCACCACCTTGCCAGAACATTTTGTCTAAAGCCTTAGCCAATTTACCAACTTTTTCATCTATGAAAGCTGCTTCAAAAGGAACATCTTCATAGTTGTTTTTCATATATGGTCCAAAGTAATATTGAGACATTTCGTTTGTACAAAATTGTTCTTCATATTTTTTGAAACAAGTTGTTAAAGTTACCCCAGTTACAGATGATGTACCGTGATTAGCAAAAGCTGCACAAGATGAAGCGTCGATTAAATCAAAAGTAGTAGATACTGTAGGTATTACTTTACTGTAAGCAACGTCAGGTACTAAATTAATGAAGTCTAACGTTCTGATTTTTCCTACAACAGATGGTATGAAACCATCATAAAGCTGGTCCGTATATTTGCTAATAGAAGTGTAAGTAGCGGTAAATTCACCGTATTTCTTTTTTGCGTTTTCCATTTTTTTTATTATTTTTATTGTTTTTGTTTTTTTTTAGTTTTTTATTAAGTTGTTTTTGATAGTTAAAAATCTTTGAGTTCTTAATTCCTCAGGACTTAACTGTTTTTCAATAACTACTTTACTTTTAATTGGTTCACTTGCTGGTTGAGAAGCAAACTCTTCAACTTTAGAAGTTAATTTTACAGAATTTTCTGACATTGACTGCATCATTGACATCAATTCTGCTAAGTCAGCTTCTAATTTAGAAATTCTTGATTCAGTATCAGAACCTTCTTCTACTTTTACTTCTTCTTCTACAGGAGCTTCAGACATTTCTTCTTCTACTTCAACTTCATCAACTTCTTCTGAAGCTTCAGCTATTTCAGTAACAATACTATCTTTAACTTCTATTGTTTTACCATCTTCAAGTTCATAAGAACCATCTTCAACTGGTATTTGATTACCTTGGTCATCAACACCATATAAAACAGAACCAATTTCTAATACTTCTGTTTCTGTACTTAATGTTTTACCATCTTTTGTTTGAACATCTGTTAATTTAACCTCTTTAACTTCTTCTTGTTTACCAAGTAAGATGTTGATTGATTTTCTTAAAGCATTCATCGCTTCATCTCTATTCATAATTATAGTTGTTATTTTGTCCTATACAAATAAATATATTTTTTTATCTATTATTTATTTGCTAGTTAATTTATTTTATCAAAGATAAAATTTCTTCATCATTTAAGTCATCTAATAGTTCTTGTACACTATTATATACTTTATTTAATTTCATTGGTGTTAGTGATTGATATAACATTCCTTCAATAGAGAATGAATATTTACCACCTTTTTTAACTTGATCATCCCAAAACTTTTGATCTAATATCTTCATACATACAAACCAAGAACCTACTGGTAAATTAAAACCATAGAACTTTGATTTATCATATACAGAATCTTCTACTATCCAATTCTCCATAATGAATCCATCAACCATTACATTTGAGTGATCTACATTTATAGATCTATTGTTTTGATTTCTATTAAACTTCTCTACCATTTTCTTAACAGTATCTTTTGAGAATCTAATATAATATTCACCATCTTCATCAGATCTAAATATATTCTTATCAGGAATTAAAGCAGGTCCACAAATCATTTGTTTATCAACTATTGATTTAAACTCTAAATTCTTTAAAGCTCCTTCTTTATTGAAGAACATTCCTTTTATTTCTATAGCAGGATCATCTACAATAGATACGAATCTCATACCTGTTGAATCTTTATCATCTTCATCTATTAAAGCTTCGTAAATAGGATAACCAATTTCTTCTTTATATTTCTTCTTTGACATCTATTTATAAATATATTTTTTTGTTTTATATTGAAAATTATCCTATTCTAGCTCTATCTTCAATGACATTTACTCTTCTTTGTACATCACTAATATCACTTTCAACAACATAAACTTTTGAATATGTTTCTTGGTTATCTGACATTTGTTTACCACCTAATCCAAAGAATTGAGGAGCTATAAATTTATTATCAGGTGCACTTGTTTTTAAACTATCTGATTGATTACTAACATCTGATGGTGTTGGAATTGGAGCTGGATTTGGAGCTGATGGAGGTCCATCTCCTTCTGGGAATTTTTGAGCAGCTATTAAACCAATATTAGTAGCTCCTACAACACCTGCTAAAGCTGCCATAATAATATTCAATGGGAATGGATTGGCTAAAGCTGCTACAACACCTTGAGCAGTTCCTATAACAGCTTGTGTAATTTGAATAGCTTTTTGTTGTTTGAAAGCTCTTCTTCTTAGTTCTAAATCTTTATTATAAGCATCTAATTGTATTACATATTTAGCTTGAGCAACTTGAGCTTCTGTTAATTTTTCAGTTTTAGCTCTTTGATCTAAATTCTTTAATCTCTTTTTAGTTTCTCTATCATTAGCTGCTATATTTTCATCAGTAGTTTTTTGTAATGCTTCCCCAATAGTACCAACTAATGAGTTAGCTATTTCTAAACCAGCAACTATTTTATCATTTAAAGATGATGATTCATCTCCAAATGTTTTAATAGCGGAACCAACTTTATCTGTTATATCACCAATTCCTGATATGATAGAACCAGCAACACCACCAATATTTTCACCAACTTCTCTAAATTGATTAGCTAAATCAGCTATTGCATTTTGTATTGACTCTTTTCTATCCTCTTCTCTTTGAGCTCTTCTAGCTTCTATATCTTCATCTCTCTTATTCTGTTCTTCTCTAGCTTTAATTGCTGCTTCTGCAGCTTTATCAATAGAATCTTGTCTATTTTTTAATATTCTATCTTGTTGTTCTTTTTGTTCTTTTTCATCTCTATCTAAAGCCGTTTGTGTAATCTCATCAATCTTAGCATAGGACTGTGCAATTATTAATTGTTTTTGTTCTTCTGTTATTCCTAATAAATCTAGTTCTTTTTTAGAATAATTTTCATATCTAACAATTCTATCACTTAATATTTTAATCTCAGTTGTCTCTTTATCTTTGGATTTAACTAATTCTATTTCATCTAATATATCTTCTTTTGTTTTAGCATCTTTAATAGCTTTTTCTTCTGCCTTTCTAGCTTCATCAGCGATTTTTTTCTTATCTTCTAATGATTTTTTGTAAGCTTCATTTTTCTTATCAGTTGCATCTTTAGCATCATCTAAAGCTTTCTTATCTAAAGTAGCATCTAATAATATACTCGCTTGTTTTTGTTTTCTTAATTCTTCAAAAGCTTTTTCTGCTTCTTCACCTTGTAATTTACCTTGAGCTTTTAAATCTAAAATATTTTGTCTAGCTGTTTGTTCTCTTTGAGTTTGTGCTTTTCTTTCAGCTTCTTCTGTATTTTTTCCCTGAGCTTTTAAATAAGCAACTTGAAAATCCAATGAGTCTTGATAAGAATCATTTATCTTTTTATTATTTTTAGCAGTAGTTTCTGCTAAATTTTTACTTGCAATATCTGTTAAACCAATAGCGTCTGTAAATTTAGTAAATAAACCTGTGACATATGAAACTACATCACCTAAAGTAGTAAATACTTTACCTAAAACACCACCAGATCCTTTTAGGTTATCAAAATTAGCAATGATAGCACCGACAACAATTAATAAAGCTCCTAATCCTGTAGCAATAATAGCAGTTTTTAAACCACCAAACATTTTTGAAACACCACCAACAGCTTCTCCTGATGAGAATAATCCTTTAGAAACTTGTCCTAATGATGTTGTTAAGTTACCAAATTGTTGTTTTACACCACCAATATCTAGTGATAATATTTTATCTTTTAATGATTTAAATGATGATGCAACGTTTTCTATTGGAGATCCTGATAATGTAGCAACACCATCTCTTAAATCACCTATTTGATCTCTAGCTTGTCCTGCTGCAATATTAATTTTATTTAAAGCTTCTTGGTTACTATCACCTACTTGTAAGGCTAATCCTTGTAATTCTCTTAATGATGTCTTTAAATCTTTTAAAGAAGAAGCACTATTAACACTATCAATAGTGGTTTTGATTTTAATATCTAAGTCATCCGATTTATTAATCGCATCAACTTCTTTTTTAACATCTTTTAAACCACTATTTAATTCTGAATCGTTTACCTGGGCAACGACATTTATAATTATTTTATCTTCATTAAGTGCCATATTTAAAATTGTTTATTGTATATAAATAAATATATTTTATTTTTTTATATTTACGGTTATGCTATTACATTTGCTTTTATATACCAATCTACTGTAGTTGCTGCTTCACCTGTTAATTTCAATTGAATTTGAGTTGATGATGTAGCAAAATCAGAAGTTAGTGTTGTAAAAGTTGTCTTCTCATTTTTATCTGTTGTTGATAGTTGTGTTCCTTGCCAAAATGCAGCGTTTATATCTCCTATATAATATTGTGAAGATGATTTTGCTTTAACTATACAATTAACATATTGTAGATTATTAAAAACATTTGCATTATCATATAAATTTAAGTATAAATATACAGGAGTTGAATTTGTAGTTGTTATATGTTCATAAAAAACAATATCAAAGTATGTACTTCCACTTGTATAATAACCATTTGTTTGGAAAATATATTGACTATATGTACCATTATCAGTTATAGCAAGACCTACAATACCATCACTAATATTTACATTTTGTTGTTGTCCAATATTATTTGAGCTAGATAAAATTAATCCATTATCAACAACATTGATAGTACCTTCCAATCCATTTTCTTTATAAATAGACATTGTGCCAAAACCATCAGTAAAAACAATTGATTGAGTACCACCATTATTATTATAAGCTAACACTTCTTCTAAACCAACACTAACAGTTCCTATTATATTTATAGTAGAACCAGATCCACCTATGTTAATTATTGAACCATCACCACCAATATAAATTGTATCAGATTGTGTGGCTATAATATTATTACCTATTACAAAAGAACCTGATGCACCATTAACAATATTATTATTACCAAATATTGTATTATTAGATGAAGTTCCTATAGTATTATTGTTACCAAATATAATACCTTGTCCATCTCTCATATCAGGCATAAAAGAAACCGATCCACCTGTAGGACCATACTCAGATGTTCCTATTAAGTTATCATTACCAAATATGAATGATGTAGATGTTGCTTGTGATGATGTGTTTCCACTACCAAATATAATAGCCTTTCCATTAAATGGAAGACTATTTGTTGATCCAAATATAAATCCTTGAGAACCATCTAATAAACTATTATCATTACCTATTACTAAAGACTGTTGTGAATTTTTAATAGTATTGGACACACCACTTACAATCAAATTACCAGAGTCAGCAAGTATATTATTATCACCACTAACAAGTGAATTTTTAGAAGAAACTATATTCGACTGTCCTACAATAAGTCCAGAGTTACCAGAACTATTACCACTACCTAAAATTAGAGTATCTCTATCTCTTGATGTATTATTACCATTTGACATTAAACCTGATAGTATTGGAATATATGGTGGTACATAAATTGGGGTTCCTGGTAATGTTATATCACCATCATAAAGTCCGTCATCTGCATTAAATGTCTTTGGAACAGTTGTATAAATAGTTTTTAATAAGGTAACTTTACAAGTTTGTCCATTTGAAGTTGGATCATATCCATCAATTTTCAATACCTTATAATACTGTCCTGAACCATCTATATTTAAATAAATTGATTTGTTAAATCTAAAGTTAGCTATATCAATAGGTGTTAAATACATTGAAAGTGTAACTATCTTAGAAGATGGATTAGAATATTCATCCATCATTCTTGAATAATAAGTGTTAAATAAATTATCATTAGGCATTCCTATTAGATAATTATCCCAACCAAAAGCTCCACCATCAAAGATAGAAGATGCCTCACCAAAATTTAAATCATAAGTAGGATTAATAGGATCATCCAAATGTCCAATATATGGATAAGTAGAAAATGTAATTCCTTCAAATCTAATATCATTACCTCCTGTTGATATTAAACCACTTGAATTTTTTGTTAATATTCTTGTGTTAAAATCGTATCTTTGAGCAATACCATCACCAGTACCAGAACTATTTTGTACTTTTATTATTTTAGGCACAATTAAACCATAAGCATCCCTAACATTTGTAATAGGTGTTGGTGAAAATAATAACTCTATCTTTTTAGTACCTTTTATAAAGTCATTATCCATTATATAATTATATTCACCATAATTATTATTAGTTTTTGATATATAATCTTCATTAAACCAATCAGAATCTTTCTTATACATAAATTGTGTATATTTATTCTGTGTTTCAGCAATAACTTGTTCAGATATCTCTACATTTAAGTCAATTTTTTGTGTCCAATCTTCTATTTCACCACTTGCATAGTAATCATCTCTTGGTTCTATTATTAATGTATTTGGAAGCTCTTTAGAAGGCTCAAAATATAAGTTAAACATTCTCATTAAAGACAGCATAAAGTCTGTCTGTTTGACTTTCTTAGGTATTATACCATTAAAATCTATATCAACACCAGGAAAAGCTGCTTGATCTATATTTAAAGCAAAATATGAATTACTATTGAAAGTTGTTTTAATAGGAAGTATTTTATAGTCACCTGGAGATAATGAACCACCTGTTGTTCTAGTCTTTCCTTTATAAACCCTCGTTAAAACCATTCTAAATAGTTCATTAGGTCTAGCATACATATATAAACTATTAGAATATGTAGGTGAAGGATTGTCGATAGATCCTATATTGTTTAATATATCTGTAGAATATCTTGTTAATCTAACATTACTGTTTATATTTGTATATCCTTGATTACTATATGTACCATTAGGTGTTATAATTGCTTGACCACTGTGTAAGTTTAATTTAGTAGAACCATTAAAAATAGGACAGGCATATCTTGGCTGAGGATATCCAATACTTTGAATAGAAGCAAGTAAAACACCAGATGTATATGATGTAATACGAAGTCTTATAGCAATTGTTCCAGCTGGTGCGTAATAAGCATATAATTCATCAGATATAACACTTGTGTTATTAACCACTATAGTAGAAGCAGTTGTACCATTTGTTCTTATAACAGGGAAAGGAACCCAAGTAGATCCATTTGTTGTAGATTCAACTACAAATGTTAGATTCGCACTAAATCCATATTTTATAACTGTATTACCACCATAATGTCCTATAGCACCTGCTACTGTTGGTACATTACCACCAGTTGAAAAAGTAAATATAGTATTAACACCATCTAAACTAAATATATCTTGTGTATAAATTGGTCCAATATCTGGACCAGCATTGTAAAAATCAGGATCTATCCATCCTGTTACAGGATCCATATTTCTATATATACTAATATAATCTTGATAATCAGTACCACTTTGGTTATTATATAACATTGATAATGATAGTTGATCTTCAGGTCCTATATACGGAGTCCATTCAAAGTCCATATCTAAATCAATAACGAATCCTGTTGATAGATTTAATCCTGTTTTATTTTGCCAATAATCAGCTCCAACTAAATAAGCATTCAAGGGATCGCTATAAGGATCTGTCTTTTTATTAAAAGGAATACCTTGTGAATATCTGGATGTGTATATTTGATCTGGTGGACTTGGCCATCCTCCTGATCCTGGAGTAACAAAGTCTGTATATTGTGTTGATGTTGATTTACCTACAGCAAAAGAGCTATCATAAATAAATCTTTTACTTGTTGGAACTACACTATTATTAAAAGGAATTAATAAGTTATTAAACTTTTCACTATTAAAGAAATTAGATTGATATCCAAAACCTACACTATTAAACATCTTATCAATTATAGTTTTTACATAAGTTGCTGGAACAAAGTTCTTTAAAGATAATTGACTTCTAACACCATTAATATCACTATATTGATAATCATATCCACTATCTATTAAAGGATAAAAATATCCTAAATCAGAGTCAGCCGTCCAAGAGTCAATTATTGAAGCTGTTGTATAACTATGTTCATATTCACTAAAGTCTATATCTGTTAGATACTTATCATTAATTAAATTAAAGAATGTATAATTGTCTGCATAAACAACACACTCATACTTAGTCACATTATTATTAAAATCAGGTATAACTTTTTTTAATTGAATATAACCATCCATAACTATAACAGAATCAACTAGTAAATAAACCTTACTTCTCTTATTAGGATTATATAAAGATCCATCAGAACTCAAATCTGATATGAATCCGAACACTTCTCTATTATTCTTCGTTTCAGGTAAATTTATTGTCTTTGTAAATGATGCATTTCTTGATGCAATATCAGTTAAATCACTAATTGAATAGTTGATTGATATCCCTTCGGAGTCTGTTGTATCTAAGTAATAACTTGTTTCGTTTATCTTTACTATTATTTCAAATCTTGTCATTATTGGTTTTGTAAATTTACTTGGTAAGCGTTCTTAACACTTATGGATAGATTAAATAACTTCTCTCTTAAATATGTTTTATAGTCATATGAAGAGTCTGTTATTAAAATAGGATATTTAATACCATTTTCATCTATTATATAGACATCTGGACTTGTTATTATGTCTGAAAAATAAGTATAGTCATACTCAGACATCCAATTAGTATTTAAAGTAAAGCTTTCTTCTACTTTTTGAGATAGAACATTTAAACCTCTCATACCGATTGTGTAATTCCAAGGTAAAACTTGTTTATATTCTGTTCTTGATATATTAACTGTCTTCTTAGAGTCATAGTTAAAATTTAAATATTCATATGACCCTAATCTATTCATATAAGCAACTCTAACATTTGGAAATGGAGAAGGATTACATTCTATTTTTCTCCATAAAGTATATTTTAAAGAGGGTCCAACTCTTCCTGTTATATTATAATACTTAACATTACTTGAAAAACTGAAACCCATATCTTCGTGATTTTTTGTTCCTGTTGGAACTATAAAACTTAATGCACCTGATTGAGTTCCAAAGAAAGTATTAAAATCAGCATCATTTATTAAGTTTAAATCACTATCATAAGCTGCTATATTCCATTCATAATTCCAAATATTATCTGTCATTATTGAAGTTGTTTCATATTGGTATCTAAAGATTGGTTTATAACCTGAATAGTTTTCTAATATTGAGAAAGTACCTGATGATGTCAAACCATCACTCACATATGTATTACCAAAATTAACACCTATTTGATTATATTGTCTTGTTCCATTATAAGCCCAAAAATCACCAGTCTGATCCTGTATTCTAATAACATCAGTAATATATCCAGTTTCTATACTTGAAGTATTTCCTACAGGTTTATTTATTACAAATGAAAAAGAAGAACCAACTGATATAATAGTTGCTTGTCCATCTAAATAGGAATTTATATTCTTATTATTTTTATTAATATTTATAACATCTCCTGTTATCAAATTGTGTTGTGTAGAAAATGTCAAACCTGTGTAAGTACCTGATATAAAAGTATCAGAAAATGTTAGTCCAGGATCATATTGAAATCCATAATTTAACGAATACTGTTTAGCAGAATTTAAATCTGTTAATATTGAAGAAGCAGTTGGTGATAATGTACCTGATAACAAAGATTTAACTATTTTATTAGGTGTAAATAACCCATCACCTGTTAAAGGTCTTGGTGGTATTTTATAAACACCTAAAGATTGTACTGTATTAGATAATCCATCTAACTCAAATACTTCTACTACATATTTAAAATTACTAATTGAATAACTAGCAGAGTTAAATTGAAACCATATTTCAGCATTAGCTGGTGAATATAAGTCAGGGTTTGTTAAAATATTTACTGATATGCTCATTTTTTATATATTGTTTGTTTTATTAATTCTTCAATGTCTTTCATAGCTGCTTGTTTTAAATTATCTTTGTTTTTTTTAACAACTTTAGCTATTGAATCTTTTGTAAAGTTTCTTGGTTTAATATATCTTGTTCCACCATCTACATATTGATAATAATCTATAGCTTCTATCTTTATTGAACCACCATTTGATAAGTCATCTACTTTATAATCAATAGAACTCTTCATCTTACCTGTATCAACAGCTTTTTTTCTAACTATATCTGATTTTATTTCAGATACTAACTCTTTACCTATCTTGTTAAGTTCTTTATTTAAGTTTTTATGATATTTTCCAGCCATTTTAGTATATATTAAGTTTAAAAAGTCATTTTTAGATAGATGTGACAACTAAAGCACCTGATGTATTAACAGTTACTCTCCATCTTCCTGCTGATGAGTCTCTTAATATAATACCTTTAGTATAATCTGTTATTTCAATATCATTAGTAGATGTTGTTACATCTGTAATTTTTAGTTTAGGAACTAATACTGTGTTAGAATCTGATAATGATAGACTACTTCCACCTAATATAACAGAGTTTGATGCAGTTCCTATAAAATTATATTGACCACTTATAATAGATGAATATGATGAATTTAATATATAGTTATTATAACCAACAAATACTCCTGACTTCAAAGAATTTGATATAACACTTTGAATACCACCAATTATAGATGAATTATTTTGATTTAATATATTAGAACCAACACTACCTATTATAGAATTATCAATACCACCCGATATTATATTTTGAGAACCACCAATTATAGATGAATTGTTACTAGAACTATCTATACTACTTTGTATTGACCCAATAATTGTTGCTACATCAGAATTTACTATATTTGAAGTACCACCAATTATACCTGAATTAGAAGAAGTTCCTATAAAATTTGTTGTTCCTCCAATTATAGATGATTGAGCAGAATTTAACATATAGTTTGAAGAACCCCCAAGCATTGTTGATGATTGTGCATTTTCACTTCTATTAGAAGCACCACTTATAATAGAAGTTCTTAATCCATTATGTATATAACTAGCCTCACTTCCTATTATTGTAGATAAATTAGATTGTGTAGCTGATGATAAATATGATGATAATATAGAACTTTGATAAGATGATAATTTATTTAAATAACCTCCAATAATTGTAGATCTATAACTAGATTCTAAATTATTCTGTTGCCCACCAACAATACTAGAATTAGAAGAAGTTCCCATAAAGTTTGTTGTTCCTCCTAATATGGATGAATTATTAGAGCTTAATAATGAATTATATTTACCACCAATTAATGATGAATTAGTACTATAGTATAAATTATTTTGATAACCAGATATTATAGTATTACCACTAAATTTATTTTTTAAAGAAGTACCGATCATTAAATTAGCTGATGTATCTTCTAATATATTTAAATTTCCCATTACAAATGAACTAACATTTGGTGTTGTAAAATTATTACCATACCCAAGTTCTAATGTTGAGCTAGATACTAAATCAGCTTTAAAAAAAATACTAGAAGTAATCCCTGTTCCTGTTCCAAAAGCAATTTGATTTGAATCAACAGCAACTGAACCACCACCACCTGTAGATGATAGTGTATTTCCTGAAAATGTTAAACCACTTCCAACCATTCCACTATTGATAAATATATTTCCAGCTTCATCAGTTATTGAACCTGTACCAGATATTATTAAGTCTTTATTTACTTGTCTCATTTTATTATTTATTTTTAATTATTATATTTTATTAAACTCATTTTCCAATTAATAGTCTTTCCTATTTCACCAGTAACTCTAACACTAATCACATTACCTGAATATATAATATCAGATGTAGCTGCAGTAAATGTAGAAGTTATATAACTAGAATCAACAGACACATCAGATAAAGTTCCACTATTGTTGAATATTGTTTTATTTAATTTCAAATATATTGAACTTGTTCCTGAATATCCTGTTATGTGTGACTCAATTGGAATAACACCAGTAACAACACCAGCTGAAAATGTAAATATAGTCGTAGTTGTTGAATCAGTTGTAGTTGTTGTATAATATGTTTGTAATGGTTGTGGAGCCCAACTTAAAACACCTGATCCATTATTAGATAATAAACCACTTGAGTTGCTCGAAGGAAATAATACACTTCCATTATTTATTGTTATATAGTTAGTAGAATAATTATATTTAAATCTACTAGTACCTTTTGTTAATTGTCTTGCTGTTCCCGTATATATTGGAATCTGATAGTTTGTTTGTGTACCAGATGTTTGTTGTGATATCCATATACTATTTGTTTGTGTATATACTATCGAACTTGAACCAACAGTTGGTTGATTAGTTGTTTGACCAAATAATCTACCTTTATTATTAGTTCCAAATACAGGTGTTACCACTTGTGAATCAAATTCATCTGTTTCATCTGAATCAACAGATCTTGTTAACACATATGATTGTGTAGATGAACCAACAGTTGTTATATCATATATACCATTCTGTAACTGTGAAGCTTGATTCTGAACTAATACTCTTTCACCAAGTCTTGAACTATTCATTACAACACCATCTATTGTACCCATTGTACCATTAGAACTTCCTGTTAAAGTTGCTCCTACTCCTGATACACCGTTATCATATACTGGTGTTCTAGTTAAAGCTGTTGTTGTTGCAACATATACTGATTTAACTGAATCTGAACCATCATCATATGATTGTGTTGCTGGAACATTAGGAACATAGATATAACCATCAGAACCTAATTCTGCAATATTACCAAAGTCTGATGATACAACTGTAGGTCCTTCAGGTCCTTGTGGACCCGTAGGGCCTATAGGACCTTGTGGACCTGTTGCACCCATCATTCTATACTCTACTATATTACTATTTAAACTAACAGTAAATCCTGTAATAGGATTCATTGGTGTATTACAAGGAGTATATCTGAATGCTTGTCTTAAGCCTAAAGTCCAAACCCAGCCATTTACATTTTCATCTGTTTGCTCTAAATATGGATCCATTATTTGATCGCCATCTAAAGCTAAACCTAATTCTCTAAAGTATTGATGTCCATCTATTTCACCTAATAAAGATTGAAGAATAAACTTCATATCAGATATTATCTCTTGATAATTTGAATCACCCTTATTAATCCTATCTAAACAATAGATATTAAATTCACTTACTTCTTCACTATAACCATTACCAGTTGATGATACATTAACAGGACCTGGTTCTACAAAGATTGTTGGGAATGTTGTTGAGTTATCTGCATTAAAACTAGACATCTGTCCATAGTTAAAACTTGACACTTGTTTATTTAAAATAGATATATCTCTTAATATACTTACTATTTTTCTATGTGATAATTGATTACTAGCCATTCCTATAAATAAATATATTTTTATATATTATATTAACACATACTTATGATAAGAATGTTGTTGATCTTTCCAATGAAAGTGAAGGATCTATAATAGGCTCACCATTCATATAATATGTCATACTATTACTGTTGTTTGAAATAAAAGTATCAACATTTACCCAACCATTATTACCAGAACAATCAATATAAAATTCCATACCAACATTATCTGTTACAGCTGCTGGTAATGTATATGAAAGTGTTTCCCAAGTTCCTGCTGCTGCTGATGCTGTAGCACAAACTATATCTGAATTATATGATGAGCCTGCTGATGGATTACTTTTCAATATTAATCTTGGTTGATTTCCATTATAAGCCGTTCCATCACCAACTACTGATTTTC